AACTTATAAACACGCTCAAAAGCCTGATCTGTATTTTCACCATCACGCTTGCTATCTACAACCCCAAGGTCAAGTCGCAGTGATTGAAAGTTACCTAGATTAAGTGTATAGCCCAGAGTAACTGATACCTTTGTTGAATCGTTTTCCATTATCCACCCATTTCATTTTAAATGGACTCACTCCACACTGGAATGAATCGTCCATCTTCTGTCTTCGTATATGTAAGTATACCGTCTCCCATACGCCGTGTCAATTCTTGGCTTGTGGGAGTCATGTTATTTGTTATTAATTTGTCTTTTCTTGGTTGCCCAATATGTATACTTGCAAGTATAGCACGAATCTCTTTTACATGCGATTCTGAATAATAAGCCCTTACTTGCCAAGATCTTTCTCCATTTAAACTAGCACCAATCGGTGGAGGGATAACTCCTCGTTTAATTAAACTTGGAATATACTTTCTGTGCCTATTGACAAGCACAGCAGTTTCTGATACGCTGTACGCTCTTTCTCTATACTTTTTAAAATCAATAAGCAAGCAAGACTCTAGCCTATCTTTTGTTATGTTGTATAAGGTAACTAATCCTGTTGATCTTGAGGAATGGTGTACCCTTACTAAGTCCCCGTTTAAAAACCATACTTTAACTTTGCCCTTAATTACAGGTTCGTTATTGTATGCTTCGCTCTGGATTTTTCGCTTAGAAGTATCCATGCGCCTTCCCTACTTTCGTTTGGTGGATGAAAAAATCTTCGTGATCCACAATGAACACAGTAAATTTCAATATGATCAATGCTAGAGTATTGTCTATCAACAAACATCCTACCATTGCATTTTCTGCAAGTAATCAATTAAAAATCCTTAATACTAGTTTGGTATGCCGATAGCGATAAGATTAACACCAACTGTTAGGTCGCCAGCAGCATTAAAACGTACAATGCCATCTACCTTTGTTGTTGTTACGCTTGTCAGTGTTACTGTAACATTTTGTCCCGCTGGAGTTCCACCTTTATTTATTGGTGTTGCCGTAACAACTGGGGCATATTTAAAGTCACTATAGGGAAAAGAAAATGTAACTTCTGAAGAGGCTGTAACTGTTTTATTGTTTGCAACATCAATATATCCACCAATGAACTTTGCCTCTGAAGTTTTTACACTCTGTGGACCAGCGGTACCAGCATCTACAGTTGTAGTTTTATATGTCGCAGAAGAAATCTGCGAAGACATATCGTTTACTGCTTTTGTTAGTTCATAGATGTACGTAACATCTATTGGTTGCCCTCTTTCGGGTAGCGGTACTTTTGCCATTATCTCTCCATTATATCATTAGATCGTATGTATTGCTGGGTTATAAACACGTAGTGTTGTAAAATCCCTAGTCACTGGTTCACCCTTTAAGTATACCTCAACAGTTACCCTATTTGGAGTATAAGATTGATCAACACCATTAATATAATAGGTGTCTGGAACAACTAAAGTAGCACTATTTGTAGATAGTGTTCCAACATGTTTCCAGTCTCCAAGCCCATTTGATTGTCCCCACTTAACCCACAAATCATAATCTTTTGCTTGACCAATAACATTTGTTCCTATCTTAACAGTGACTGCATCCCAAGCCACACGGACAACTCCAGAAGCAGATGAAATATTTATTTTGCTAGCCACATAAGTGTAGTTTGGATCAACGCTGTATACCGAAGACCAAGAGGAAACTCTGTTTTTATCTTCAGAAATAATTCTATATCTTACGCTATACGTTTCTGTTGTACTGTCAATTGCAGGCAAATTATTTCTTAAAACCTTTGCCTTCTTAATAACTTCTGCCATTATGTTACACCTATAGAAAATCTAAATTCAACATAGTTACTTGTGTTTGGTGACTTAATTATTGATTCGGAGTCTGCATTTTGAATAACTGAGTATCCAGTTAAACCGTATAAAGCGTTGACCGTTCCTATGTTTTCTAATCTCATAGAATCAAGTGCAACATAGTAATTACCTGAAACAGCGCCACTATAAATAGTACTAACATATATCTTTGCAACCGTTACAGCACTCCAAGTAAAGTTAGCACTTGTATAAAGTTCTTGAAGTTCTTTTGATAAAACTATATACCTATTTTCTGTTAAATCATATTCTCCTGGATCAGTACCGTTTGTTATTTCTGCTTCAAACCTAGCATATTCTCCGCTTCCTGAGTCAGTTGAGGCAAAGTCAACAAGAATTCTTACTGTATCTGGAGCAAGACCAGAGCCTCCATCTTTATTAACAACTGAAAATGCTAACCTTAGTTGGTCTGTAGGTGAGTTTTGAGAAAAGTTTACACTTGGCCTTGTATAGTGAATGTGGTTTGATCCTGCACCAATAACAAAGTGGCCTGCACTAACAGTAAGAGTTGAATCGTCTCCCCGCATAAGAATTACATTGTTTAAAAACCTACATCTTTCGTATCTTGCTGCTCTAGATGTTTTATAAAATATTGAGTTATCTGCATTTGTTTGAAACACTTTTGATGTTGTTGAAATAATGTTATCATCAGAAGCATCTAGCGCTGTTGATATAGATGTAATTGCTGTTGATGCAGAGGATGTATGATAGTTCCAGTTTTCTGCACTTGTAAACGAAAAGACTGTCTTGCTATCATATGCCCCAGCAGACGGATTAGATTTTGCTGAAAATACTCCAACCTCTGTTATCTCATATCTTTCTTCTGCTGGAAGTTCTGCAGTAAAAACAATCTTTTCAGTTCCACCTTCGCTTACAAAGCCTCTAGAAGAAATTGGAACTCTTAACATTTCAAAGTCAAGATTTGTTTTAGCAGAGTAGTCTCCAAGAGCGTCTGTGGTATCAAGTGGCTTTGCCCCACACCCAATAGCAATATAAGATGCGTAGGCTGGTGTTTGTCCAAGCAAATATTTGCCAAGAATAGACTTGCCTTTGTTAGTTATCAAGATGCTCCCTCATTAAATTCTGTCTCATATATTGTACCATTTGTAGCAATTTGAATTTCCACTTGTTCATCTAATTCTAGGTTTACCACTTCAATAACCAGGTTCCCCGTTGTAGGCTCTATATACACATAGTCTCCATTAGATCCCGTTCCATTTTCTGGAATTCTATTATCAAGTTTAATTGGAAAGTTGGCAAAATATTTGTCTGAAGTTGCCTGAAGACTAATAATATTATTAGGGTTATATTCTTGTTCAATTGAAGATAAATTTTTAATTGGCTGATAGGTTATTTTCTGTCCATTAACCGTATCTCTTCTTGCAATGCTTATTAGTTCTTCTCCACCAATATCTTCAAAAATTAAATCTGCCATTAGATTTATTGGAACTATTCCATCGTCAAATAAAATAATATCTTTTGTAGCAGTTTTTACCTGTTTGCTTGTTGTCGTAGCAACTGCAGGTGTTGCAGTGGCTGTTGAAGGAGTTGCGGTTACTTGGCTTGCTGCTACAGTTGTTGTAGTTGTTGGAGTAGGCCCAGGCTTATTTGTAGTTGAGTTAAGTTGTGCAACCATGGCATCTATTCGTTTTTGATACCCTGCTTCTTTTAATACTCTGGAGCCATCAGAAAATAGTTCATACAGGTTTCCATCAGAACCTGTCATAACCCCCATACTAGTTGCCATTTCTAAACCTCACTCAAATATAGTGTCATGTTTGGACCCTCTGTACTTCTTGTATATTCAATATTATATACTACAAATCTTGTTGCTGCTGGAGCAATCATATCTACCCCGTCATCTTTGTAGTTAATTGTTACGATATCTCCAAGTTGTATTGTTGGAATACTGAAAACATTTACACCAACAGATCTTTTGGGTGTCATTAATTTATTTATAATCCAAGTCATAAGGCTGTTTGCTGAATCTTGTGTTTGAATATATGGAGCATCAATAGAAAATTCATTGTTTCCATAAACCATTCTACTTTGTTTAATCATGTTATATTTCTCTGCTTCAACATAGGGAGATGTTAGAACTGTTGTTCCTTCCATCTCTGGATCAGACTGACTTGATCTTTTGTTAAAGTACTCATCCACAGTTAGTTCATGTGTGGTATCTTGAGTAAAAGTTATTCCCTGAATTCTAAGATAGTTTCCACTAGTGTCATCAAGCACTAACGCTTTATCTGTGGCATTAAAAATCATAAACTCTGCACCATAAGAATCTGCGTAGAAACCAGAAGTAGTGTATCCCTTAATTCTGTTAAATGTTGGAGACAGTTGGGCATAGAGTGCTGGGTATGCACGATCATATTTAATATCAAAGTATGCACACTCTCTCATAATTGTTCCAAATTCATCAAAGTACATGTTATATTTTGGAGGCTGCTGTGCACTTATTCCAGACAGATAAGTTGACTGAATAACTCCAGACATTGAGTACTTTCTAAAAGATTCATTAACATCTATTGAGTCATCTCCAAAGACCTGAGAAACTGTATCTACTGCTGTTGCCACAGTATTCTGAGAATAGTTTTCTGACAATGCATAAATGTTCTCAAACATAATTCTAGAAGATCCACGAGTAAACAATGCCATATTATTATATATTGGCAAAGGCTCTACGTCGTCAACAACTTTAACTAAATTATTGTTTATATAAAGATAGAACCTTCTAATCTTTCCAATGTCTTTATATTCTACAGATAGGTCATATACAGTTGGAGTTGATTGTGCTGTCATTCTATACTGCCCTGTAAAACTACCGTCATCAACAGTAATCTTTGATAGCCCTCCCCAAAGTTTTACTGGAATAGCATCCGAATTTGAATTATCTTTTTTAATCTTATAGAACAACACATTGTGAACAACTACATCTTCAGTTCCATCTGCATTAGTCTTTAAGTATGATTCAACATTGCTTTGTGTTAAAGCAACTATCTCAAAATAATATCCATTGTTTGTGTCTGGATTTAAAAGCACACCAAGTCCACCAGATCCTCCAGCAATACTAACATCCTGGTCTGTAAGTGATCCAGTAACCTGGTAATATGTGCTACTGCCTGTTGGAGTTTGACCTCTTGTTTGATTATTTTCAATCTTACCAATAACACGCATACGTGTGCCAAAATGCTTGTACGCATTATTTAGTGGTTTATATACATAAGAAATAAAATCAGTAGCGGTTTCTGTAGTAGTAAAAGATGGACCATTCATAACTAATGCTGAAGATTGGATTGTTCCAGTCCTTGCCTGGCTAAAAGAGTTTACTTCTGTTTCTGTTTTTCCACTTATTGCCATAAAGTTTCTGATTATACTGTTTCTAGTTGTTTGCTTAGCACGAGCATTGTCTACTCCAGCAATTCCAGCAACTGTTGTTGGTACTGTTGGGTTGGGGTCAGTAGTAAAAAGATATTGAGATTTCATACTACATCCACGAACGTTGTCATTGTTAGACCAATATGGGGCTATGCCTGCAGTGTGTGTTGTAACAGTAGTTCCAAATTGTGCACGACCATGCTCAACAACTGCACCATTCTTCATCTTTGTAATTCCGTTAACTGTTTCGTAGTATGGAACAGTATAGATTCTCACTCGTCCAGTTGGATAAATCTTGCCATTAAAAGGTATTACAGAAAAATACTTTTGATATTCTTCATTGCTGCTAATCCAGACATTACTAGATCCCTGTCTATGAGTTGCTTTCCACTGATCAAGAGTTTTGCTTGCTGCTGCCTCTGTAATTGACTTAGCCTTAACCTGAGCATTGATATCTGCTATAACTGATGCTGGTGCTAAATTCCCTGGCTCAACAAAATATTGTTTTGTGTAGTCAATAGTTCCATCTGTTTTTATGTCATACCAAAGTCCAATTGTTACACTAAACTCAGCAGCATCATACTTAATAATTTCTCCACTAGAATATAGATATCCGTTATATCTTGTTAACCAGTAAACATTTTCACCGAGATCAATAATGTTGTTTGTTATTTGATTGTTTACAACTGTAGGAAGAGATGATGAAACATCTGAAGCAATTGGCATAGCCCCTAAAA